GCTGCAGCTGCAGCAACCACAACAGCATTGCGTTGGGGATTGGTTGCGAAACACCTCAAAGAGAACAACGTTAGCTACCTGCTTCTGGTAGCAATTGCCCACATGCTCGGGCTCCTGGAACCGGTGGTCGAGTATGGAACAGGGATCTGCGGATGAATGTGCAGAAGATAGGGTGGACGATTGTCCAACGTGCGGCTACCGACCCAGAGCTAGTGATCGTCACTACATTGGCGAGCACAGAGTCTGGCATGTTCGATGCTATCGATGTGGTGAGGAGTGGGTTGAGTGATTGCACATCCCACCCATATCCTGAGAACCACACGCATCGGGAGCCGTAGTCCTGTGCCGTGGTTGAATCAACCACGGTGCCAGGACAAGGGGGAGCCGAAACGACGCAACGTGGTCGACCACGACCACGTGAGGATAGTTGAGCCCGGTGCAAAAACGGCGATACCTGGTAAGCCGTGGACGGATGCAAGTCTGTTACTTGTTATACTACACTACCTGCTAAAAAATAACATACGAATTTATGAGGATGATATGTGCAGGTTAAGATGTCCCCCATCGGCTTCCGCCGACACAACAAAATCTACGGTGGGGGGCATCTGAGATGATCGAGATGGCGGAGCTAAGACCGGGCTGTAAACGGATTAGTTACGATCCACTCGACCGAAACCTCTGCGCACGTTGGCGGCTATGTCCGGCGTGTGAAGATGTGAGAGCCAGACGAATGCAGGCAAAGGTTGCTCGAAGACTGCAGCATGAATTAGACTGGGCTGAGGACGTGGGGTGGACGCCTAAGGTGGCCATCCTCACTACTACTCTTCCTGGTAAAGAGTCGGAGGTACGTTCGCAAAGCCTGGCGGAGCAAGTAGAATACTTGACGAGCAGGACCACGATGCCGGGGTACACAGGCTGGCACAGTATGCGTGGGCTTAACACGAAAATGAAAGAATGGGGGGTTGCTGGAGGGTCCCACCATATCGAGTTCACCAACAAATCGGGGACATGGAACTGCCATTTGCACAGTGTAATGTTCGGATTCGAAGACGACTGGTCAGTGCCTTTGGCATCGAGCACAAAGATGAACGAATGGAATGACGATCTAACGATGAAGCTTCAACCAGAGAAGCTGGAAGTTGCGACCAGGAGTAATAAGCGGGTGCTTTCACCGCTGGGCCTGGGTCGGATCTACACGCTTGATGTTGCAACAGAGGACGAACTTGCTCAAGTCGTGAGATACTCAGCGAAGGTGCAGTATGTCACCAAGGCGCTAGACGTGAAGAAGATGAATGGAGCTTTAACTAAAGAGGTCAGTGATTTCTTAGACGGCAAGCCGACAAAGCGAGGTGGCAGAAGCTACCCACGCCTCGCCCGTACTTTTGGGTCCTGGGCAAAATACGGAACCGAAATGCTGTTAGACTGAGTCGGCGGCATGGAAGCGCATGGCAGTGCGTGGAAAGAAGAAACCCGATAACGACCCATCGTATCGTTCGATGAAAGCAGAGTACTACCCTGTGCAGCGACAGGTACAGCTCGCTACAACTGCAGGTGGCACGAAATACTTGCTCGATGTTGCCCGCCAACTTAGCGTGGTCAATCATCGTCTGTATCGACAAGGAAAAACCTACCAGGTAAAGATCGACATCGATAACAGGGCGGACGTTGCTATCGGGCCCGCCCAATATGACGTCTACGCATTAACGGACACCTGGTACGTGCAAAAAGCATGGCAACTTGCCCGTGCTCAGTATCTGCGGTCGACCGCAGCTGAACGTGCAAATATGTCTCAACAACAACGTGCACGTTGGGAGGATTTCCGAGTGACCGCTGGAATCAGTGGATCACAGGTAATCGTTCCATATCAGTATTCAGAAACGCTTGTCGGTGCTGTAAATACGGACGGTGAGTTTCAAACCTCAGTCATCGTCCTCGAAGACGGTACAACGCAGCGGACTTTTACTTGGGGAAGTACGCCGTCTGCGAGTGAATATAGCATGCTTCAGGAGTATGATAAAAGCGGTAATACCGAAGCGCACCCAGCGACACAGTCGGCTGACAAGGCATACTCGGGTACCGAGGATCTCAACGAAGCCCAGATGGATGCGTTGGCTGGGAATGGCAATAGCCCACCATACAACAACCTAAACTTCACTGACAATGTTTGGGTCAAGGTTGCTACCTTGGACAACAGTGGTACGGGCAACGCAGGCGACAGTAGCCACTCTCGAATGTCCACTGGATTCTTTAACGCACCATGTGGACTTGTTGTCATTGTGCCTAGTATCTCTCACACCTTGGCCGGCGATTTATCGATGACGGTCAAAGCCGGACAATACAAGGGCACAGCCGCCATGAACATGGGGGTCTAAGGATGGCCGCAGCAGATGCTACCGCTGCAGCTGCAGCAACCACAACAGCATTGCGTTGGGGATTGGTTGCGAAACACCTCAAAGAGAACAACGTTAGCTACCTGCTTCTGGTAGCAATTGCCCACATGCT